AGCGCGCGTTGTTGGATGATCCCGGCCGCCTGCGTCCCGTGAGTGAGTGGACGCGCGAAATGGTATTGGCGGTCGATGGCCTTGATGTAACTGAGACGGAGGGTGAAATCGCGGCGAAGGTGTCAAAACTGAAGCTGTCGAGCAGCAAAGCCGCGTTAGATAGTATCGCCCGTCATTTGGGTATGTTTAAGGATAAAGTCGAGGTGTCGGTTGATGAGACGCTGGCGGAGCGTATCGCACGGGCAAAGGCGCGTTTGAAATGATAGACTTGAACAGCCAAATCATCGAAGCTGCCGTTGCGTATCAGCATGACCCTTTGTCCTGGGCGATGTTTGCCTATGACTGGGATAACGGCGAATTGGAGGGGTATAAATCTCCGCGCGTGTGGCAGGCGAAAATCATGGAAGATGTGAAAAACCATCTCTCCAATCCTGAAACGCGCCATATGCCGTTGATGATTGCGGTTGCGAGCGGCCACGGTATCGGCAAATCAGCGGAAATTGGGATGCTGATTAACTGGGCTTTATCAACGTGCGAAGACAGTAAGGTCGTCATCACGAGTAATACGGAGACGCAGTTGCGCACCAAAACCGCGCCTGAAGTGGGTAAATGGCAGCGGTTGAGCATAACGGCGGATTGGTTTAATGACGCGGTTATGAGTATCACGGCCAAAGACCGCCTGAATACTAAAACTTGGCGGGCTGACTTTGTGCCGTGGTCTGAGCATAATACGGAGGCGTTCGCAGGCCTGCACAATAAAGGCAAGCGCATTATGCTGGTGTTTGACGAGGCGTCGGCGATTGCAGATAAGGTGTGGGAGGTTGCCGAAGGTGCGCTGACCGACGAGGATACGGAGATTATTTGGCTTGCCTTCGGAAACCCGACGCGAAATATCGGGCGATTCCGTGAATGCTTCCGCCGGTATAAGCATCGGTGGATAACCTACCAAATTGACAGCCGCACGGTCGAGGGGACGAATAAGGCGCAGATGCAAAAATGGGCGGAGGACTACGGTGAAGATTCGGACTTTTTCAAAATCCGCGTTCGCGGAATGTTCCCCGCCATGTCTGCCCGTCAATTTATATCCGAAAATGACGTGTCGGCGGGGTATGGCAAACATATACCTAAATCACAATATGAGTTTGCCCCAAAAATCATCACGGTTGACCCAGCATGGGAGGGTGATGACGAATTTGTGATCGCGATGCGTCAAGGCTTGGTGTTTAAAATCCTTGAGACGTTCCCCAAAAACGATAATGACCTGATTGCCGCGCAAAAAATCGCACGGTATGAGGATGAGTATAAGGCGGACGCGGTATTTATCGACGCGGGATTTGGTACCGGCATTAAATCAGCCGGGCAGGGATTGGGGCGTGATTGGAAATTGGTGTGGTTTGCCGGTAAGTCTAATGACGTGGGCTGCTACAACAAGCGCGCAGAAATGTGGAAAGCGGCGCGTGATTGGCTGAAGAGTGGCGGTGCTATACCTGACGACCCGATGTTGCGCGATGAATTGCAAGCTCCTGAGATTGTGCCGCGTGTTGATGGGAAAATACAGATTGAGTCCAAGAAAGAAATGAAATCGCGCGGCGTCCCAAGTCCGAACCGTGCCGATGCGTTGGTTATATCGTTTGCGTATCCTGTCATGAAAAAAGAATTTGTAGGTCGTGATGGCGGGGCGCAGGTTCGCAAGGATTATGACCCGATTTGATTTAAAAGATAATCCCGATGTTAACAATTAATAACATCGGGAATCTTTTTAGTTGCTTACCGCATCTGACAATGCCTTATGCCGTGCCTTGCAGTCATTATACAGATGGACGACCTGTAACGACCATGGCAGGATGTCTGCGCCGGTATCGCCTACCAGTTTTGGCAGTTGGGGCGGTGGCTGCAACAAAGCGGCGGGCGGTTTAATCGCCGTCGGCAATGGCGGCGTTGATGACTGACACGCCGTCAGAATCAAGGCAGACGTTGCGATAAACAGGGCGTTCAACGATTTTTTGAACTTCGACATATTGTTTCCTTTCTTTTTCTTCACGTTCGGCTTTGTCTGTTTGGTATTTTTCAGACGAGGCGCGAAACTCTTTTGCTTGTTTGATTGCTTCTTCTTTCAGGCGGTTTGATATTTCCAATGCCATATCGTCGCGCCCTTTTTGGTAGGCTTTCTTTACGCTTCCGTTCCACCCAAAAATAAGACCGATGACGGCGGCGATGATGGCGAGATACCGCCAGTATTTTTTAAGTAATATCAGTATCATAACGTTTTAACATCTCCGTATAGTTTGATAGTTCTTGCTCGGCTTGCTCAAAAGCCGCTAGGTCTGCGTTTTCGCTTGCCTCTCGGCTTTTGGCTTGCCACTCTTTAATCATGCGCTCGCAAAACTCTTTAGGTGTCATTGCGCCGCCATGCAGTTGTTGTAACGTTTTTGGGTGCGCGTCCATACGCCTTTGCAGCCGCGTGGACCCCAGTTGCTCGGACGGCTGCAATCGCGCCCGGCGGCGAACCGGTAACGCAACAGGGCGCGGCAGGCGGCTACATGGTTGCCTTTAAGCAGTTCGCGGCGCATGGACGACGTGTAAAACTTTTGCGCTCCGAAGTTGTAAAAGAAGTCGATATAAACGTCATATTCGCCTTGAGATAACTCAACGCCGGGCAACATGGCTTTCATTTTCGCTTCGTCTTTTCCGACGTGGGCGCGCAGCATCTTATCAGCTCGCTCACGACTGACGGGCGGATCGGAGATTTTGACCTTGCTGCCGTCCTCGTAAACGGTGCTGCCATGCCCGACCGTCGCAACCTTGCCGATGTCGTGGTAGGGTTTGGAGCGGTATCCTTCCTCCGCCTTGATGCCGAAAATGGCAATGACAGATGCGCTAAGGATGGCAATCGGTACTTTGTGATTAATCTTCATAACAGTTTCCTTTCTTGATTTTCTCTTTTCGCATTTCGTGCAATTCTTCGGCGCGCCTGTTTTCCTTTATTTTGTAGTACCAGTTCACAAAAAAACCGCCGACCGCGACGGACACACCTATGATCGTTATCCAATCAATGCCACTGATTAAGCCAATAACCCCTGCGCTTGCTCCGCTGTATGTGGCGTTGCTGGCATAACTGGATGATTGTGAGGCTGCTTGTATAGACGTTTCTAATTTGTTCATTTTGTGCTTTCTCTAAATGCCGCCCGTCATTTTCAGCTTTTCTTGGATGGCTTTGATTTGTTCGGACATGTCGGCAAACTCTTTTTTGATGTCGCTAAGCGTCTTATTGAACTCTTCGACTGTTCTGTTAAATGCGCCGACCTGCTTCTCATACCCGCGCACGTCTTGCTGGAATTTCTCCACCTGCTGCGGGTAGTCGTTGTTGACTATTCGCGTGCCGTCCGCGCTCCATGAAAGCCCTGATTTCGGTTCAGGATTTGGGATGGCTAGGTTGATTTTCTTGTCAGATGTAATGGGTTGGTGCAACGTTCGACGCAATCGGTCTAATATTTGCAGTGTCAAGATAAGTTGTCGGTCAAGACTGGCGTTTAATACCTGCGGATAAAAACCGCCCTGATTTGTAAACGTGGTAGGTTGCGTATAAATCCACCCGCTCACGATAATCATCCTTCGTCCTTCAGGAAGCGGGTCAATAAGTGTGATAGACCCGCCCGGATTGGTGTCTTGATTGGCGTTTTTTGACACTGTGTACTCTTCGCCAAATGCAAGCTTCACCTCGTCCGTTCCTGCTTTGTTTGACGTATAGACGGCAACGTCGGCAGGGTTGAAAATCTTGAAGCTAAAAGGGTATGTTCGCTCTCCACCGTCGCCGATGAAAAAGCCCGTCTTGACGCTTTGAGAATGGATTGCCATAAAAAAAGCCTCTTTTGGAAATACCTAATGATATTTCTCAAAGAGGCTGTTATATGCAGGACTGATTAATTGCCTTGATGACCCATCAGTAATGCTGCTGGATTGTCGGTCTCGTCATCTTGCAAGGCTTCTGCTCCCTTGATGGTTCGGTTGATTTGCGCGGACGGCAAGCCGAAAGCGTCGCCCAATAGATTGACGCTCGCCCTGACAAACGCGCTGTCAAATTCGCCCTGTGCTGCCTGTTGCGCGAACTTGTATGTATCATCAATCGGGCGTAAGCCTGACGGGCCTGCATAGCCATAGAATCGGTCGCCCGTCATGATGTTGGCTAGTTGCGCCATCTCTCGCCCGCCGACGAATAAGCCGAGCAGGAAGCTGATTTGCTCTTTCGCCAGTTTCTTTGCCAAGTCTTCGTCGTCATCGCCCGGTATCAGTGCGGATTTCATTAGGGTGGTAAGCGCGGTCGGCACGACGTAAATCATCATCAAATCCGCCGCCAATTTGGCTTTGCTTTTTTGTGTTTTGGCTTCGACAAATCCCTGATTTAGGGCGGTATTCATGTAGGCATAGAACACGGTAAACAGCTTCTGCACCTCATTGCCGCGCTCCACCCACGACAAGTCCTTCGTCTGCCCGCCGCCCTGGGTGTCCAGCACGGTTTGGTCGGCAAGCTGTACCGCTTCGGCCTCGCTGCGGCCTGCGTCCATCGCCTTCATCATCGCGCCGTGCCAAACGATGGTGTCGGTTACCTGCTGCATGCGCATCATCAGCCAGTAGGCGTAGCGGCGGATAAAGGCTTTCACCCCGTTTTGGCCGTTGACCGAATTGGCCACGTCGTTCAATTCCCTGAACCGCGTGCGGCTGCGGTTGGCCATCATCACCGACATTTCGTTTGCGCCGCGCGTGGCGGCTATCGGGTTGGCGGCATAGGTCGTCAGGGCTTTGGCCGTGTTGGCAAAGCCGATGCGGGTGACGGCGGGGATCCAGCCGGTAAGCTGCAGGGCCGCCGAGACGATATTGAAGCCCAAACCGGCCACGCTCACGTTCTGCCGCACCCTGCCCGCCCAGCCGTCCAGTGCCTGCGCCGCGCCGCTGTTGCCCTGCGCGATGGTGCCGGCTGCGGTGTCGGCCCCGGTGGCCGACAGTTGCACGCTGTCGGCAGTCGCCG